AATGGCAAACAAAAAATTTTCAGCTTTTTCAGCTGAATCAGATATAAATAATTTTGAGGGATTAGTTGGCTTTAATACAACTGGAAGCTTAAACCAAAAAATAGCTCCTCTTGAAATGCCGGCAAGAGTAGACAATACTTCTGCTAATATTGCTTTAGGAAATAACTTGACATTAGGAGGAACATCAATAGGTTCTGCTGGAGTTAGAAACGTAGCAATAGGCTATGATGCTTTAGGCGCTATAAATACAACAGGAACAGGTGATCCGCTGAACGACTGTATAGCTATAGGCAATAGTGCTTTAAAAAGAATTGCAAACTCAGGTTCATTGGCTACCGGTGAATTAATAGCTATTGGAAGTTTCTCACAAGGAGCTAATGGTAGCTTTGCTTTTGGAGCTAATGTAACACCGGCAGATGAAAATGTATCAATAGGTCATAATAGTCTTTTGAGCAATCAAGGAGATTTTAGTAACGCAACGCCAACTCCATTACCTGATGATACGGGTAATTTTAATACCGCTATTGGTGGTAAATCTTTAGAAGATTTAGATGGTGGAACTAGTAATACAGCTTTAGGTCATAACTCAGGATTTGCTTTGGTTGATGGATCTGCAAATACTTTAGTTGGTTTTGAAGTGGGAACTAACACAGGAGCCAGCGTCAGCATGCTTAATGAAGATGGTGTTACAGCTATGGGTTGGCAAGCTGCTTCACAGGGTTCTTTTAGTGTAGTTTTAGGCTATGATGCAAGTTGCACAACAGGTAATGGAACAGCACCAGACGAAACTATAGTAATTGGACGCGCTGCTACTTGTGATGTAAACAATAGTATTGTAATAGGAGCCAGATCAAGTTATACAGCTGCTAATGCACCAACTTCAGGTGACAACATTGTAATTGGATATAACACTGATATATCTGATGGTCAAGTATATACTAATGGTAGAAACACTATAGTAGGTAGTTTAGGTGATGTAACAGGATCTTATCACACGCATTTAGGTTGGGGATGTACTATATCAGGTGAAGACAACAACTCTATAGGATATTTAAATGAAGTTCACGGGGCTAACAATGTTAGTGTAGGTGATAGCACTACTATAGGAGGTCCAGCCGCAGGTGATGAAGCCAGCAACTGTATAGCAATAGGTGGAGATATAACAATTCCAGTTAAAGCTAGCGGAAGTATACTTATGGGAGCTGGAACAGTTATGTCAAATACTGGTGGTAACGCCTTTGAAATAGGATTTGGAGGATCTGCTAGTGCAACAGCAACTAATGACGTTGTTTTGGTGGGTAAAAATGGTGGATCTACAGGATTAAGCGTTATCGATGTAGGTGGTGAATTACGTATATCTTCACCTATATGTACTACTATGCTTGGACAAGTTGCCGCTAAAACAGACGTTCAATCAACAGCTGGAGGTATAACAAATTATAATCTTAATTTCAAAAATAGCAGTATAATAAGGTTAACTATAAATGGTAGTTTTACAATGGGCGCAGTGGGACCAGATGGAACAGCTGCGGACATTAGAGACGGCGTGTATAAGCTATTTGTAGTTCAAGGATCAGGCGGATCTCATGTAATTACTTGGAGTACTGCATTTAGATGGCCTGGTGGTACAGCTCCTACCTTAAGCACTGCTGCTGGAGCTATAGACTTAATATCATTTGTAGTAGATGATGGAAAATTTTATGGAACAATAGAAAAAGCTTTTAGTTAAGATGAAAAAGAAAAATAAAATAATTAACAAAGAATTACGTAGATCAGATTATATAAAGTTTACAAAGAAAGAAACTAGCAACGAAACAAAAGCTGAAGAAAGAACAAAGTTAATAGATAAGCTTGTTGAGGAAGTTGGAAATAAATCAGGACAAGAAGGTTTAAGTGCATCTGAATTATCAAGACTAGAAAGACAAGTAAAGTCTTTAGATAAATTTTTAGCTATAAATATCTTATCTAACAAGCAAGACGAAAGAGTAAGAGAAGTAAAAGAAAAATCAGATAAAATTTTTAAAAAGAAATCAAAAAAGTAGATTTTTAAAAACAAGTGTAACTATATAGTTATAAAACAATTAAATTAAATCAAATGGCAAAAATAAAAAAAGAAGAACTAGAGCAAATAGTTTTAGTAAAAAAAGAATTAGATTCTGTAGTTTCTGAAATAGGAGTTTTAGAAACACAAAAACACGCCTTGCTGCATAAAGTTGCAGAGGTAAATGAGAAACTAGCTGCAGAAAAAAACAAACTAGAAAAGTCTTATGGTAAAATTTCTATAGACTTAGAAACTGGTGAATACAAAGAAATAAAAGAAAAAAGCTAGTGGACTCAGTTATAAGAAAAATAAGTATAGGCTCAGACTATAAAAACGACGCAATGCACTATTCTCTAGGGCAGCAGGTTTATGGAGGTCATGAAATAGCCTATATTTTATTTAATGACACTGATAAATCTTATAATATTCATATAAAGAAAAACGACGAGGTATTGCCATGGAAAAAATTTAATTCTAATATGGCTGTATCTGTTGAGTATGACTTAGAATACTAATGAAAAGCTTATATGACTTTATTGTAAAGCCAGTTGGTGATAAATACACAAACACAATTAAAGTAGGTGACAAAAATGTAATTGTCAATACTAAAATTGAAAATTGGAAATTTGTAAACCGTTTAGCTCAAGTTATAGAAACACCATTAGCTTTTAAATCTAGTATTAAAAAAGGTGATATAGTTGTTATACACCAAAATGTATTTAGAACCTTTTATGACATGAAAGGTAAGAAAAAGAAAAGCAGATCTTATTTTAAAAATGATTTGTATTTCTGTAGCCTTGACCAGGTTTATTTATATAAAAATAAAAAAGGTTGGAACACTGTTGGTGACAGATGTTTTATAACACCTATAAAAAGTAATGATTCTCTAACGCTGGATAAAGAGCGTAAGCTTGTTGGTATATTAAAATATGGCAATAAGTCCTTAGAAGCGCTAGAAATAACTCCTGGAAGTTTAGTTGGCTATACACCTAACAGTGAATGGGAATTTTTAGTTGAAGGAAAGAGGCTTTACTGTATGAAATCTAATGATATTGTAATTAAGTATGAACACCAAGGAAACGAAGAAGAATATAATCCAAGCTGGGCAGCGAGCAGTTGAAGAGTTAATCAAGGTGGCTAAAGAAGCTATTGTTGATTCAGACGATGATATATCAGCTGATAGACTTAAAAATGCAGCGGCAACTAAAAAGCTAGCTATATTCGATGCCTTTGAAATACTTAGTCGCATTGAAGAAGAAGAAAACTTATTAAACGAAAAACCTAAAGAAGTTAAACAAGAAAGAACTTTTAAAGGTTTTGCTGAAGGTAGATCTAAGAAATAATGTACGAACAAACATTATACAAAATATTAAAAGATCATATAAAACCTAAGGTTTTAAAACGTATGAACCGTTATAATAAATGGGAGTACGGTTATAACAAAGAGCACGATATTGTTGTAATAAGTAAAGACGGTACAATAGGTGATATATACGAAATACAAAACCTAAAAATAGCTTTACCAAAAGCTAATAATATACACAAGTTTGAAACAAATAAATGGGAATATACAGAATATCCTAAAGTATTAAAAAAAATAAAATCTGTATTTGATTGGGAGCAATACCCGCTAGATTTTAAAGAAAAATGGTATGATTACATCGATAATGAGTTCGTCCGCAGGGAAGAAGGCTTTTGGTTCTATAATAAGAATGTGGCTACTTACCTCACTGGTACTCATTATATGTACTTGCAGTGGTCCAAAATTGATGTTGGGCAACCAGATTTTAGGGAATCAAACAGATTATTCTACATATTCTGGGAAGCTTGTAAAGCCGATCATAGGTCATATGGGATGTGCTACCTTAAAAATAGACGATCTGGATTTTCATTTATGGCGTCCGGGGAGTGCGTTAATATGGCAACCATATCAAGCGACTCTAGGTTTGGAATATTATCAAAGTCTGGACCTGATGCGAAGAAGATGTTTACGGACAAGGTTGTACCGATATCAGTTAACTACCCTTTCTTTTTCAAACCAATTCAGGACGGTATGGACAGGCCAAAGACAGAGCTTGCGTATAGAGTACCCGCGACAAAATACACCCGTAAGAAGCTCGAGAACAACGAGACGCTTAGAGAACTCGACGGACTTGACACCACTATCGACTGGAAGAACACCGGTGACAACTCGTACGACGGTGAGAAACTCAAACTCCTCGTACATGACGAAAGCGGCAAATGGGAACGCCCGACGAACATACTCAACAACTGGAGGGTTACGAAAACTTGCTTACGATTAGGTAGTAAAATTATAGGCAAGTGCATGATGGGTTCAACTAGTAACTCATTAGATAAAGGCGGTGATAACTTTAAAAAACTTTACTATGACTCAGACGTCACTCAACGAAATGCGAATGGACAAACTCGCTCTGGATTATATAGCTTGTTTATACCTATGGAGTGGAATTACGAAGGATACATTGATTCTTATGGATTACCTGTCTTCGACACGCCTAAGAAACCAAAGCAAGGGCCTCAGGGTGAAACAATAGACCTAGGTGTAATAGAGTATTGGGATAATGAAGTTGAAGGATTAAAACAAGATC